CCACCAGGCGGCGCGCAAAGTCCTGCCTGATCCACAGATCAGGATCGGTCTGCGTCGGCCACCAGGAATCAATCGGCTCGCACGGCTCTGGCTCGATGTGCCGGCTGTACCAAATGGCCTTGACCTCGCTGGACAGGCTGGCCACACCGAGCTTGCCATAGTGCGGTAGGGCGCGGCCTCTCACTCCCACCTCCGGCGCATGACCCTGAAAAACTTGCCATCGCGCTTGAACTCGATGCTGCGCGGTGGCTGCGTCTGGTTGAGGTTGGCGACCATCTCCTCCAGCGTCTGGACGTTCAGGCCGCCTGGTGCGATCTGGCCACGCTCGGCCATTGTCACGAGCTGCTGCATGGCTCTCTGGCCTGCATATCCCTCGTGCATGATCGGCAGGTACTCGGTGATGGCCGGATCGCTCAGGCCACCGTAGTACGTCACGGCGATCATCTCCTTGCCTGACGCGCGGCTGACGTGCTTGCGCCAGGTCCAGCCGGTGACATCGAGGTCGATGCCTTCCAGGCCCATGATGTCGTCCTGGCGCAGCTCCAGCTTGCGCTTCTCAGGCTCAGGGAAGGCGTGTCCACAGGCCGAGCACACGCGCGCTGCAATGGCGCACAGCTCGCCACAGTTATCGCAGACCTTCACTGGTGCCTCGCCATTGCCGTCTCCTGCCTTCTTGGGCGGCTGCACAGCCGTGATCGGACCATGCGTGGCCACCACGCCAGCGAAGTCCAGCACCAGGCAGTGGTCGGTGTGGCTCTTGACTCGCATGCCTCGGCCTGCCATTTGCACATAGAGGCTCGCGCTCATGGTCGGGCGCAGCATGGCGATCAGGTCGATGTCAGGGTAGTCGAAGCCGGTGGTCAGCACGTTGGCATTGGTCAGGGCGCGCAGCCGGCCAGCCTTGAAGTCGGCCAGGAGCTGCTCGCGCTCCTTCTTCGGCGTCTCGCCAGTCACGCAGGCTGCAGGGATGCCGTGGATCGTGCTCAAGACGAAAGCCACGTTCTCGGCGTGCTTGACGCCAGCGCAGAAGAACAGCCAGGCCTTGCGCTCGCCGGCCAGCTCGATCACCTCCTGCACCACGGCCAGGTTGTTGGCGTCGGTGTTCACGGCCGCCTGCAGCTCGGCCTCGATGAACTCCCCGCCACGCTTGTGGACGCCACTGGTGTCCAGCTTGGCCTTGGTGACCTTGCTGCGCAGTGGTGCCAGGTAGTTCTTGAAGACCAGCTCCTCGATGCTGACCGGCTCAATCAGGTCGTCGAACAGCGCAGGCTTGTCGGTGATCAGGCCGTGGCCCAGGCGGTATGGCGTGGCCGTCAGGCCCACCACCCGCAGCGCAGGGTTGATGGACTTCAGCTCGCCCAGCAACTTGCGGTATCCACCCTCGTCCTTGTGATTGACCAGGTGGCACTCGTCGATGATCACCAGGTCGATGTGGCCCAGCTCGCGCGCCTTGCTGCGCACCGACTGGATGCCNNAAGGTGATCGGCTCGCCGAGCTGCTTCTTGCCAATGCTGGCGCTGTAGATGCCCATCGGCGCGCCTGGCCAGTGCAGGCGCATCTTCTCAGCGTTCTGCTCGATCAGCTCTTTGACGTGCGTCAGCATCAGCACGCGCGTCTCTGGCCAGTTCTGCAGGGCGTCCTTGCACAGGGCGGCAACGATGTGGCTCTTGCCGGAGCCGGTCGGCAACACCAGGCATGGGTTGCCGTGATGACCAGCCTCAAACCAGGCATAGAGCTGGTCGATGGTGCGCTGCTGATACTCGCGCAACACGGTCATGTGTTACTCCTTGCTCGAATCTCAGCGGCAAACCAGTCACCGTCTCGATTGCGTCCTTCACAAACCTGTGCACACGCCTCACGCTCGGCAGCAGCAACAAGAGCGGCGAAGTCCACAAACGTGTCTACCCAGCCGTTGTAGTTACAGAGCGTATCGCTTTCAGGGTCGATCCCCACTTCCCGCGCCATGCGGATGATGTCGTCGCGGGTCATTTAAATCTCCAGCCGCTCGATCAAGCTCATGATGTTCTTGCTGGCGTAGTCGAGTCGGCGGTTGTAGGTGAGTAACGTGCTTGCCAGAGGACTCATCGACTTGGTCAGGCCATCGCTCTCAGCCTTGCCGGGTTCTTCGCGCAGCACCATGTGCAGGCGGGATTCCAACGTGTCGATGGCGTTCATCAAAAAATGGATGTGGTTCTCCATGTGCCCCATCTGATCTTGGATGCTGCCCATTTTTTCCACCTCGGGCCTGTAGTCACCACCTGAAATCGCACCGAGTTTTCGTTCCATCATGTTTGCTCCTTTCATGCACTCAGGCATTTGGTTGTTCCAGTTGCGCCCAAATCGGGCCGGGTCATAGTCCATGTTGCTCATGCATTCTTCTCCCGCAGCTTGGCCTCGATGGCGTCAAGATGCGCCAACGTGTCGTCACCGTGCTCGGCGTCAAGTTTTGCTTTTTCCTCATCCGTCAGCCCCATCCACGGCTTGCTTGCTGGTGGGGCGAAAAAAAGACCTTGACCGTCGAAAGTCGCAACGTCCGCACGAACAAGGCCATCACGCCAGCGAATAGGCGGCCACTCGCGCATGTCGATGTACGCCACAGGCTCGTTCGGCTGTGCCTTAAACACGCACTTGCATGTCTGAATCGAATCTGCTTTGCACTCGCAAACCCACGGCTCCTGCTGCTGTGCTGGCTGCTCGGCCAGTGCTTGTTTGATGACAAAGATGGCGTTCCACACTTTTTCTTCCGCATAAAGTTTTTGTCCATTCCTCAGCAAGCGGAATGTCTCGCTTCGCACTTCGTCCAAAACGGACAGCGCCAGCTTCAGCGCCTCGATCTGTTTCGTATTCATCCCACAATCCTCGCGTCAAAAGTTGCGCGCAGGCTCTCGACGTACTCGTCGCCCAGGCTGCACATCTTGGGGTTGGCCAGAATCTCGCGGCTGGTGTAGACGTGCGCGTCGCCTTCACCGTTGGCCACGTCGCGGCCTTCGATGACATAGACAGCCGTCCAGTCGTCCAGCCCATCCTTGCGCTGCCAGGGCACCAGGTCAGGATGCAGGACGTGGCTGTCGCAGGCCTGGCGCTGGAACTCGACAGGAATGCCGTCTGCGTCGTGGCGCTCGCAGCGCCAGGTGCTGTCGTCCTTGGCCGTGCTGTGCGCGCAGGTGCGGCAGTTCACATGCTCGGTGGTCTTGGTCTCGTGGCAGAACTTGTAGGCGTCGCAGAACTTGCACTGATACCAGCTCGGGTCGGTGCTGATCGGCTCTGGCATGCGGTCGGACAGCGCCAGCCTGCGGCCACGCTCGATGGCCTTCTCGGCTGCCGCCTGGTCGTAATGCACGCGCTCGGTATAGATGCGGTCGTCGTCCTTGCAGACGGCCAGGTACAGCGCGCGGTCGATCTCGGTGCCGTGCATGTAGAGCTGCATCTGGACCAAGTGCTCGGGCTTGGACTTCTCGACCCCGTTCTTCTCCAGGTCGGCGAACGACTTGGCGCTGTGGGTCTTGAACTCGGCGATGTGGCGCTTCTTGGGCGCTTCTGGCACGCCAGACTCGATGATGGCGTCGATGCTGCCGGACACATGCGCACCGAAGTCCACGCGCGTCTGCTGCCGGCCGGAGCCACGCACATCCATGCCGATGGCGCGCAGGTCCGACACGATGGTGGCCTCCTCCATCTGGCCACGCCTGAACAATCGCAGGATGCGGCCAGGAAACTTGGGCTGCACAGCCCATCGAAACGACAGCCACAGCCATCTGTCACATGGGTGACCCAACTGGCTGCAGCCCATGTGCGGCCTGGGCGGCTCGGCCAGCGACTCGTGGTGCTTGTCGATCAAGGCCTGGATGCTATGATTTGGCTCGGGTATCTTCATGTTGCCCGTCTCCTTTTGGTAGTTGCCACTTAAGCCCCAGCCTCGCAAGAAGCTGGGGCTTTTCTCTGCTTACTTCTTGGCCCAGGGTGGTGCTGCCTTGGCCGGCGCGGCTGCTGCCGGAGCTGCTGCAGGCGCAGCGGCCTGGAAGGCCGGCGCAGCGCCACCGTTGATAGCGCGGTAGGCCTTGACCTCATTGCTGGCGTCGTAGGTCTTGCCAGTCTTCTCGTCGGTGCGCTTGTCGCGGATCGCCAGCTTGATGTTGACGTTTCCACCGATGAGCTGGTCGGTGTCGTTGACCTTGGCCAGGCCAATGGCGCGCATGATGTCGCCAAGCTGCTGGCGGCCGATCTCCTCGGCCTTGGCGCTCGCGTTCTTGATGTTGAGGTTCGAGAAGATCACACGGCCCTGGTGGCTCGGCCCGGTGATG